ATTTCAGAGGTGTGGCCACAGCACCACCTGTCGCTGCCCTAACTCCGATTCAGCGGAAGCTCTTCACAACCGCTTCTATTGTTCTCCCGACTCGCATACTACCTTTACCTGCGATAGCAAAGGCGCCACACCTTAGGTTTGGGGGTTCACCCGCTACAACAATAACCTCACGATTATTGCCACAGAGACTATCCCTACGTATCCGTAGTTCGTTCGACCTGACCTTTTTAGCGCGCCTCAGCACGTTGGTTCAACGTATCTGCACTGAGTTCTTATTATTCAGTTTGTAAGTTTAGCTCAAGGGTAGTCTCCACGGAGTAAAACCCATATCTCCAACACCGCCACGGGGAGGCACTTACATGGTGTCATAAAAGGGACTTTAAGGTCAGTTAACCGCACATCAGTTTTATACAGTATCTATTTGCTAGTCTGTGATTATAGTTTTGTTAAAAGTTTATTAACTGCGGTTCTATTATCAACAATCCGCTAAAATACCCTTAAACGGAAGATGTGGCGCTAGTTTCTGTTTGCCTTTGTTAACGTTGGGTATCTGCACAAGTCCACAAGCTTCCTAAATGCGGAGGTTTAAAGTCGGTCCGCCGGACTATGTGTTAGCTTAAACCTATCGTTCAACAGACTTTTTAAAAAGGAACTTCCTGGCAATTCTTAACGAATAGTGAGGATATTATTTACATGCTGTATCTTCTCCTCAATAAAACCTGTCACGCGCGATTGCACCCGCCGCTATCGCTTATCCAATAATGCTTTTTTGCATTGCTCCTTACCGTATAGATTTTTACTAACTCACTCTCGCTTTATAGAGGCTTGTGACTCTCAAGTAGTGCAATATACTTGGCGCGATTACGCTTGTAAGGAAGGGTGGTGGTAGAAAGGAAAGAAAGTAAGAGACCACCACCCTGTGAATATATTTCCCAAATCAGAAAATTAATTCTCATCTCACTTTGTAATATAATTATAGCAGAATTTTTTAATTTCGTCAAATTTTCATTTTACTAATTCTTTAAGAAAAGAAAGGAATTCATTACGAAATTTTTCATCATCAAGAATACGTTGACGCTTATCTTCTTCAGTTTTACAATAATTTAAAATCCACATATCTTGACTATCATTTAATACTAAATCAAACATTTGAATTAATTTAGTAATAAGTTCTTTTTGTCTTCGTGTATTATTCATTTTAATTCCTTTCTTAACTTTCTATATATATTATATAGGAAATTTATTCGTTTTTCAAATTTTCATCAATTGGGTCCAAATCATATAAAGCTCTTATATCATTATAAGTAAGCTTATTTGAATCTTCTTTTTGTTTTTCTACTTCTTTTTCTAGCATTTTACGATAGTAATATCGTTCACTTCGTTCATCCGCACGGCCGGCTGCCCAACAACTTGCATAACAGACGAGGCCGCCAATAACAAATACACTAGCTACTATAATTGAGAATATCATAGATTTCTCCTTTCAATTAATGTTTCAGCTACACTTAAAAGTATATATAGAAGAAATGGTATCCAAAACGGAGCAAGAACCCATATCCATGACCAATTAATTACACCCACTAATTTAAGTACAATAAATACTACTGTAAGCACATCACATATTTTCATATTACCTCTGTTATCGTCCATTTTATTTCACCTGGTCTACCGTACACTCGCGCGCGGGCTTGTCATTTCTGATACGTAGCATACGTGGATGCCTGAAGCCCCAACCACCATTCTGATTAGTTGTTATCTCCATGCAGCTAATTTCAACAACTGCACCTACAAGCTGCTTCCAATTTTCTTTTTGTTCTTCAGTTATACCACTCAAATCACCCACATAAATAATTTCTTGCCCTTTATCATATAGTCCGAGTTTCAATGAACCCGCCCAGCCATAAAACCATGCCTTGGTTACCGGCACTACTGGCGCGCCATCTACGTAGGAATTATAAATTGATTCATGATTTTTCGCAAAATATTCAGAAGCTAAAATTTTTTCATTGGTAGTCTCATTAAACCACCATTCCCACTCCTCTGGCATAGATGTGCCAGAAAGTTTAGTCGGACTGTTTGCTCCTATAATTACACAATCAATAGTCTCTTGAATTTCCTTTTTAATTTTAAGAGTATTGGTTTGTTTACGACTGCCCGGAGTATATGGAGCATCTTCGCGAGTGATTACCATTCCTTCATATCCATTAGCAAGTAAGTGTTGTAACATATCCCACAATTCTTTACCGTTATAATACTTAGCCCATTCTACATATGAATTATTATATATAGTGCTATAGTCTTCTACTCGAAGAAACCTATCAATAGCTTTCATATTGAGATATGACTCACCACCGTCTGCAAGTATGTCAAAGATATAAATGTGGAGTTTATATTCTTCGTTTTCCTGACGCTTTAAAGACTTTGGAAGTAGACAATTTAATACAGAGGTTGTATCCTTGGCTGATTCATGGGAAGGTATGTATGTCTCACAAAGAAATACAGTTCCTGGGTCTATTTGATTTAAGAAATCACGAATCTGCGGAAGCCATTCGATTTTATTTACGAACTCCCCTTTCGTATTTTTCGCGCGCGGCCGCCAAAAGATTTCACCATCGAGGTTGCGACCTATCATGCCGAACACCCCATCAACCTTCCTTGCCCCATACCACTGTGATGAGAAGATTTTATTCATTGCATTTTCTTTTTTCTTTTCAGAGCTCCAATTGTTAGGTGTTGAGTAATACTTTTGAGCTTCGAGATTATAAAAATCAATTCCGTCTATTATACAGTTCATAAATTACATTTCTCCTTCAAATATTTCCAATTTAATTTATCTCTATCGCTATATGGTATTTCTATTAATCTAATATTATGTTTTTTACAATACTCTTTTTTTATATTATCACGTTCTTGTGTTAATTTTAAAGCTTCCTCGCCTCCAAAATAATTAACAGCTTTAGTATGCTGTTCTCCCTGGAACTCAATTAAACAATATAATGTTTGTTTTTTAAAAATAGCAAAATCAAATCTTAATTTTACTCCCTGTCGTGAGCGACAATCTTCAAAACTATATTCTTCTTGAAAATTAACTTTTTGTTCTGTTAAAATCTGATGTATTTTTTCTTCTCCATAAGAACGTTTTAGACATCCACAAGAAATAACATCACCATTTCTTAATAAATGTCCTGTAGTAATTTTTTCATTTCCACAATCACATCTACATTTCCATAATGCTTGATGATTTTTATCGGTACCAATATATTCTAATACAGTTAATTTACCATATTTATTTCCAGTTTCATCAATAAAAGTATGATTTATTCTATTAATACCGCATCCACAAGTGGTGGCATCTCCAACAGATAATATTTTTCCAGTAGTAATAAACTCTCGTCCACAATCGCATAAACACTTATATTGACCCATTTGTATTTCTTCTAAAATAGTAAGAGAACCAATTTTATCTCCTGGATTGATACTATATTGCCTACGACTATGTGCCATTTGTCTAAATTGTTCTTTGTGATAACATCCACAAGATACGATTCGGCCATTTCGTAATTCACTACCAATTATATCTTTTTCATTACCACAATCGCATTTACAATGCCAAACTGCTTTTTTATGTTTGGTACTACCATTTCTGTATAATACTTCTAATCTTCCAAAACGTTGACCTGTTAAATCAATCGCCGCTCGTCCACGCCCAGCCATTTAATACCACCCGTAATATTCATCATTTATATCTTTATATAACGAGTAATCAAAATCCATTTGTTCACGAATGAAATCCATGATTAAATAAATACTTGTTTTGTGTTCATCGTCTAATTCAGCCGCATGGTTCAGTCCGAAGTATCGCAAGTTTTTTCTTGACTTTCTCCTCTTCCATTTAAATAGAAGATAATCAATTAAGTGCATATTTAAATAAATTGGTTCTTTATTTAAATCAGCTACTATTGCGGCAATATTAAAATAGAGTCTATCTCCATGATCTACTGGATTAAAATCCCATAGAAGAATTTTGCCACAACGCTCGCGCTCTACGAGTATATTTTTTAAAATTGTATTGACGATTTCGTCATAACGTCCAAACTTTTCTTTGTCGTCCATTTTATTTCTCCTTTTTTCATATATTATAATTATATCAGTATTTTGCGGATTTTTCAAAATTTGATTTAATAAAAAATTTCTGATAAAATCGCGCGCCCGCATGTGCGCGCCCGCGCGCGTATATATAATTAGTAGAAATCTGATTTTTTACCCTTACACTCGCGCCGGCGCCATAGAATGACGGCATGAAACAAAATTAAAATTGAAATTTTCTCAAAATTTTTATATAATTAAATTAAGAATAGAAAGGAGATTTTAATGGAATACACACGCAATTCAGACCCAGAATATTACAATAAAAATCGCGCTCGCGCCAACTGCGGCAGTTATGCTTTACGCTTGCGCGAATGGTATGACCCAGAAACCTTTTTAGAATCCATTGAAGGCTCATACGTCGATGAATGGATAGAATGTATGGCGATGAATGGATATGATAACGATGAGATAACCAACTATTATATAGATATACTTGTCGATGGTATGCTGCAGGAATTCGATGGAGAACTTGAACTCTGCGACGGACGGCCGCCAACTACGTCAGACAAAGAACTAATCGCATTCAATGGGTTCTGTATATGTGATGATGATTATAACATAGATGTAGATTTTCACTTTAAAGTCTTGCGCGATGGTATGTGGTCAGAGAAGCCAGGCAGCGAACCTGTGAAGTTTTGTGAGCTAGATGAGTGGGGAAGATATACGGGCAAACCTGTGTATATGTATCATAGAATAGATATGAAAGGAGCAGATGATGAATGACGATTTAATAAAGAGAAGTGATGCACTCAAGGTTGCTTATAGATATTGCCCCGATGATGATGGTTCATGCAGTTGTGCTGATAGAGACTTGCGAGAAATGCTAAATGATATGGAAGATATACCATCCGCAGACAGACCGCAAGGGGAGTGGATACGTATTGAGTGGAACGAGCATATTGAAGGACGCATTGTCCCGATGAGGACTTATAAATGCTCTACTTGTGGAGAAAAGGAAGTCGCATCAACACGTTTTTGTCCTAACTGCGGTGCAATGATGAAAGGAGCAGACGATGAATAGATACATAGATGCAGATGCGCTGGCATATATAGTTGCAAGCAATGGCGATGCCGACTTTATAAACAAAGTCACAAAACTGATGATTGATGCACCGAGCATAGATATAGTCAGATGCTGTGAATGTTACCATTTTGATAATGATTCTTGCTATTGCACTATTTTTCACGCACTTATGGATGATCTTGGTTTCTGTTATGTGGGGGACCGGAAAACGGAAAAAGACGAACGAAGAGCATATGTGAAAGGAGCAGATGATGAGTTATAAAGACGCTGTTTATTGGCTAAAGTATTTACTTTCTATGTGTGGAGAATCGCTCGTACCAGTAAAAGAAGCCTTAAACTTGGCTATCTATGTTCTTGAAAAGGCAGATGCAGAATCGGAAAGGAGCAGACGATGAAAATTGAAGATGCAATAAAACGGTATGAATCTTGGGCGGAAGATGACCGTATTGATTTAAGAATTAGAAAAGAACACGAGCAAATTGCAGAGTGGTTAAAAGAACTCAAAGAACTCAAGGCCGACAAACCACAAGGCGAGTGGAAGCCCAAAAACCATCACACAGATTATTGCAGTAATTGTGGCTTTGAAGAAACGCAATGGAGAACTGCGGACTATAACTTCTGCCCATCGTGCGGAGCAAGAATGAAAGGAGCAGACGATGAAATTGCAATGTCTTGAAGCTACCGATTCTAACGGCATCGAATTGTATCTATTTCAGTTAGAAGATAATTCATTTATATCTGTTCCAAAAAGAGTGTTGGAATTTAAACCTCTATCACCTGAAGAATTGAAAGAAATGAAAGGAGCAGACGATGAAACTAACCACTGAAACAATTAAATCAATGATAGATATGTATCCACCTTATATGAGCGCAGAACAAATATTTGTCGATATGGTCGGCCGCATTGCTATGAACTACCCACAGGTATTACCAGAGCTTGCCACAACTATTGGTGCAGTATTTAATACACAGTTTGAAACACAAGCTCATGCTTTCTATCTAATCAAAGAACGAGCTTCATATTTAGAATCATATCTATCTGGTAAAATGTATCCAGATGAAATAGCAAAGAAACCTGAATATATTGACATACAACGCGGCCATGCCACTACAATAAAAGAACAGGCCATGAAAGTAATGGGAGAATAAAATGAAAATAAATGTATATACAAAAGAAGACATGGTCAAAAATATCGAATTAAACGTCAGTGTCACTGAATTTTTTGTAATTCAAAAAGCACTTTGCGTCTATGCCGGCAATCCAGACATGCCAGTTGAAGACCGTATAGTAGCAGTTACAATAAGCGATGCTTTCAATGATAAAGAACAGGTAGAACTTGAGGATTTTAATTAGAAAGGAGAACCAATGACAAAGTTTGAATACGATATGTATAAAGAATATAATAGAAAAAATAATACAACCGTCAATACTGGAATGAAATTTTGTGATGTGTTACTCATCGTATTTGTAGTTCTTAAACTATGTAAAGTAATTAACTGGTCTTGGTGGTGGGTATTAAGTCCATTTTGGATACCATTTGCTTTGTGGTTGATGTTGCTTATAATAACAGTAGCAGCAGAGTTGCTTTATAAGTTAAAACATAAATGATATATGTATACGCGCGGCGCTTCAAAGGAGGAATCAATGGACGATAATGAAATTCCAATTCTTATATGTGTATTAATAATTGTATTAATTGCATTAGAATATCTACCTACTTTTTTCCAATAAAAAAACGACTACATATAAGTAGTCGTTTTTTATTGCTCTATTTTGAAACCTTTTTGAGTCTTACAATCATATTAACCTTACGTTTTGCATAGGAAGGATAAGTAATTGCATAGCCCTTTGTATGTCCAAGAGTAGCAAATATTGGCTTGCCCTTGCTATTTAAACCAAGATATACCATTGAATGATAGCCTGGATTACCAAAACCAACAATGTCGCCAGGTTGTAAGATACCAAGCTTGATAAGAGTGGTAAGCTTCTTATTCGGATATATTATCTTGAATAGCTCCGTATGTTTCTTTACGTAGCTGGCGCGATTACCACTGATTTTCTTTTTTGTTGGGTGATAGTAGAAATAACCACCCTTTGGAAGCAGACCAAGTAACTGTAAAGCTACTGAATGTTCTGCAATGCAAGTTGATTTCTTTTTACTATTGGCATAAGTAGGACCTTCAACCCATACATATTTTGATTTCTTTGCATTTTTGTATTGCTTTTTAAGTGCCGCAAACCATTTGTCAAGTTCAGCTTGAGTTAAGTAGTCTGTAACCTTTGGATTCGCAACTGGCGCCGGAGCAGGTTTTGCAGCCGGAGTTGAAGCAGGTTTAGCTTTATATTTATTAATAATCTTTACAGCCTTTCTTTTTGACTCACCGCCGAATACACCATCAACCTTTAGCTTATATTGCTTTTGGTACTTCTTAATTGCAGATACCGTTTTCTTGCCGCAACTGCCATCAACCTTTAAACCAGCCTTAATGCACCAGTTTAAAAAACGCTGTACCGCCTTTACACTCGCGCCAGAGCTTCCCTTTTTAACAGTTTTAGAAGGAAGCTTACCTGTATATGGTGAGGTAGGGTGGTATGCCGCACTAGCAACTTGCGCGCCATTAACGGCTTGCACTATATTATCTAATAATCCCATAGTTTATACCTCACTTTGTATCTGTGTGTAAAGCATTGCCCATATAGCCAGCAGATATTCTTGCGCCATAGGAATTATATCCATTACCATAGGTATAGCCGTGGTTTGGAAGTGTTCTAATCCACTTGATAGATTTCTTTCTATTGGCAAGACTATCGGTGACTCCTGGCATATAGAAGTCAGTTGCATGACCATTGAGGTGTCTTGAGTTCTGAATTGAACCACGTAACTTATTGTTATATGGTTTACAACGAAGTCCACATGTAATGGTCATTGGTTTTTTATAGTGATCGCGAATAGCTTGTAGATTTTGTAACTGGACTTTCTTCATATAGGAAGGATAGCCTGTGCAGTATCTACCGCCGCATTCACATTTGAACTCCTCTGGTGAGAAATTCTTAGTATATTTTTTTACGTTATATACGTGGCGAAGAACTTTATCTGTATCTTCCCCATATATACCGTCTACGTCTTTCTTACGCATATACTTTTTTTGAAGTGCCTTAATACCTTCTTTATTATACTTATATCCAAGGTATTTAAAACGCACGATTCTTTGTTCTTTTGTAAGAAGTGCCATATTATGCCTCCTTTTCTGCGTTTTCTTCCGTTTCCTCTACTTCCTCGGTTTCGTCAAACTCATCTTCTTCATATTCTTCTACATCATCTTCGTCTGGGTCGTTATCATATGACTCAACAGTTTGCATGAGTGCGACCTCTGGCAGACCAGCGAGTGATGTGAAAAGAGAAAGAATTGCAGCCATAGCTGATACAGAGAGTGCGCCAACCCAATCAAAGGCTACGATGCCTACAGAGCCAGCTCCGATTTGAGCTACCATAGCTTGAGCGAAAGTTTTGATTGCACGAATTGCTGCAGCTTTCCAAAATTCTAATGTCATTTGTGTTACCTCCTTTAAGATAGATATAGATATTTCCATTTATAAGTGGGTTTTTGGGAGGTTGAGTATAGATTTTAGACAATAAAAAAGACTACTATGTAGTCTTTAATATTATATTTAAATATCTATTACCATCTTACCTCACTCAAATTTTTCTCTTATATAAGTCACAATTTTAATTAACTACTATACCTTTTTCATTTATAAACAAAAAGGACGGAATTTCACCGTCCTTTCATGTTGAAAATTAATTTTCACTTGATACAAACTACTTTAGTTAAGCCATTATCTTCCTCATAATATTCAGAAACTTCATATCCAGAAAATACATACGTTTGCTTATCAGTTTCAATAGCAAAAATAGTGGATAATTCATCTTCAAGAAAATCTATGTCATTAGTATTGACAGTTAACTCTAATATATTAATTTGATTAGAGTCAATATAATGACAAAATTCAACGAGTTCGTACCTTGCTTCAAAAGTTTTAATTTCCATTGCTTTGTTCTCCTATAAATGAAATATAAATCTAACAAAGAAGGTACCTTCTATATATAGTATATCATAAGTTGGTATCTATGTCAAATTTTTAGAAATAAAACGGGTACTTATGTACCCGCTTTAAAAATTACTTATTCATTTTTGCTATTGCATCTTGAATTGCAGTTTTAACCGTCTGATCAGATGTCTCATTCATCATTTGCTTAAGCTCTTCCACCATCTCTGCTTTCGACCCTGTTCTACTATATCCTCTCATCATTGATTGGTCATGCTGCGGAGTCATATACATATAAGAGTTTCTATCTACATCATATACGGTACGGCCGCCGTATCCGTATGAATTAGTCGGTCCAGCATATGACATATGTCCACCCGGTTGATAGTCAGCATCTATGTAGTATTTTCTCTGACTATAACCTGGAAGCATTAGTGCTTGAGACTCTTCCTTTTCTTTGTCGTAATGCTCAATTTTACCTAAATTTTTCTCGGTCTCAATTAAGTCTTTAAGTATATCTAATGACTCATGAGTTAAATTGCCCTTCTTTGCAATCTCTTCAATCTCTCCACAAAGCATCGCGCGGAGAGCATCCATTGTTTTCTTTTCCATACATATACCTCCTATGCGATTCTATTGATTACCAAGTTAGAATTAGTTACGTTAATTGACGGAGCAGGTGTTCCTGCTGCATCGTCTACCAATCCGCTTACGGCGCGGACGCTAACAGAGAAGCAACAACCACGTGGTACAGTTATAATTGCAGTGCTTGTGACATTGTTATACTCTTCTACCGCGGCCGGCGTTACAATCGCGCGTGAAGTCGGTCTAGCCTCACCATTTACTGCGACAGACACAGCAATTGGTCCAACTGTTCCACCCTCTGGCACAGCGATATTTCCGTTAAAAGTAACTTGGTATCTTGCGAAGCAATTCGGTGTAGCACCTCTGAGAATAAAAATTCCAGTTTCATCTTCGTGGATTACATATCCATTCTGACACGGAATAGAAGCACTGAATACAACTGGCTGATTAAGTTCAACCAACTGCGTTGCATTTGCTAAATATTCTGCCATGACACTACCTCCTAGAATGCACAACCGCATCCACAGCTATTTATGCTGTTGCATCCGCATCCATTAGGGTTCTGAACGATATATGCTGGACGTGGAACTGGTGCAAGATATTGTTCGAGAGCATTAGTTTGTGCATCGTTGTTTGCAAGAATCTGAGCTGTTTGTGCGCTCTGTGAAGCAGCGAGATTAGCCATTGTAAGCTGTCTCTCAAGGTCAGCGATTCTTTCATTCTTCGCATCAATTTTGTCGTTGCACATCTGGTCAAGGATTCTCTGAACACCTGCACTCTGCGATTCAAGAACATCTCTTAAACCATCAGCAAGAGCGGTTCTATCTGCACAGTTCTCTGTTGCGATTGTATACTTAAGGTCAGCTGAAGCTAATCTATTGTCGCAGCAGCATTGTGCAAGTTGAGATTGAAGACCGAAGTTAGTTTGCATATCAGCAATCTGACGAGCATTGTTAGCAATTTCAGCCTGAGCAAAACCATTAGCAATTGAAGCATTAACGCCAGCAAAACCATTGCACAGAGCGGCCGCAGTATCTACGAAGCCATTTGTAACGCTGGATTGAATTCCGCTGAGTCCGCCCATTACTGCGCTCTGGTCAAAGCCACGCTGAACTTCACTATAAGTGCCGCCATTGCCGTAGCCACCACCCCAGTTACCCCAATTACCATTAAAGATAAAGAGGAAAAGGATAATTAACCACCAAGCGCCGTCTCCGCCCCAGTTGCCGAAGCCTCCATTACTTCCTGTTACAGCAGCGATATCTGCTGCACTTAAACTACCATCTGTAAGTGACATTTAGTCTACCTCCTTTAAAATTAAATATAAGTGAGATAGACACAAGACTAGATTACTTTAATAATTGTCGTAACTGATTTGCCGTTTGAGCAAATTGATTAAATTGCTCTTGGCTCATACGACCAGATTGTAAAAGTTGTTTTACTTGTTGCTCTGGATTGCCAGAGAAAGTAGAACGAAACTGATTAAATTGAGAAAGAAGATTAGCCATATTATTAGTTGGCTGATTAAAATCGTTAAATAATGAACTCATTTTTCTTTACCTCCTTTTTCTCTTTAGGTTGCTCTTTTGGTTTTAAATCCGCGAGTATACGTTCAAGTTCTTCGTGTGTGACATACGTATTCTGCGGCCCAGCGTTCGCCTCATCGGTCGCGACCTTAGATACCTCTTTGTATTCGAAAATGCGAAGAGGTAATGGCATACCAGAAACATCTGATGATTTGACATAGAATACATTTGTTTCACTGTCCATAAGTAGTGCCTTCTGGCCTGGCGCCACCGGCACAGCTTTTGCGCCAGCCTCGCCTTGAACCCAATTGATTGCATTTATCTGCTGGGACGTCGTAGGCGCGGGCGTAGTCCATGTCTGTGCAGGAGTGGCACCGCCGCTGTAAACATAGGACGGAGACGTATAAGTTTGCGGAAAATAATTATTATAAGCCATATATATCAACTCCTTTGAAAATAATATAACGGTATCTCATTACCAGAATCCCATGAGTCATAATAGTTTCCATCTATGACACATACTACATGTTCTCCTGTTCCGAGAATGAATGTGCCATATGGACTATTATAACAGAAATCTCTAACTGTATAACAGTCAGGACATAAATCTGGCATTTGATGCTTCTTAAATCCTTGTTGTTTTAAAAAAGTTCCCCATACTCTATTTGCTGATGGCATATCGCACATTTCAAAGCCTTGCCGCGCGAGTGCGTTGTAAGTTTGTTCCCATGTGTAATTTAAAGCACGTGATATAGCGCGGATTGTGCAATCACCGACAGATAAGCCGAGTGGGTTTGGATTATAATAAACGTAAGACATAGTAAACCTCCTGTGTAGGGTTGAGCCTAGAAAAGTTATTTAAAGTAGTTTATTCCTAGGCTCAATTTAGTAAGTCTTGCGCCTATCAACGGATTTGAGTTAAGAAGTTGAACTTCCTTACTCATTAGTTAAGTAAGAATTGAGTTGAGGGGTTATAATTTTTTGAGTTAAAAGTTGAAATTTTTTTGCAATAAAAAAGACCCCTAAGGGTCTGATTTATTTATTATGCGGTTCTATGCCAACGATATACATTAATATATGGTTGCATATTATTATGAGCTCCTCCACCACCAGTATTTTGGTTAGTTGCCGTAGTAGAACCAGTTGTTCTTGATATACCAAGATCTCCATAACCACTATTCGTAGCAAAACCATAGCGATTAGTACCACTTTCCATTCCGAGTAAACCAGATCTATTGGACAGATTTCTAAGCGCTGGGAACATTGCATCAGTAGTTGCCGGCGATACTGGAGTATGTGAGTGTCCATTTTGTGTATGAGTATGGCTTGGCATTTCTGTAGTAGTTAAGGTATGCGTTGATTCGCCGCCATCTTTAGTACCTTTACCATCGTCTCCATCTGCACCACTAACTAAATATCCTGTACCAGATGAAACATGAACATATCCTGGGTTTTCTAAAACCCAAGTTCCAACCCATATGGTGTTTGGATCAAAAGAAGCATCACTAGTTTCATAATATGAACCTTTCGGATAAAAAAAGTCAAGTAAAGCCCTCATTGTTCCAGTTTTATCTTTAAATAAAGCATTCATATAACAATAAAAACCTTGTTGAAGAGATGGCCCACCAAAAGCAATACCATGCCCTCCTGCGAGAAAATCCATGGTATAAAATATTTGGGGTACAGTTACACTTTTTTCTGCTCCATTGCTTCTATTATCATGTGGAGTTATATAAAAAGTATAAGCTAAATCTTCATTACAACCACTAATTAATGCATAAACACTATCACCAGTTTGAATAGAACTCCATGTAACATTACCGCTTACTTGTTTTGTAGTAGAATTTCTTGTTGAGTACCAAGTGACGGAATGAGTAACTCCATCTGAACAAGTTATATTTGGTGCTCCATTTAATGGATAACCGTCTTGACTTGGTATATTCCAAGTAACTGTTACTAAAGCATAGGTTGCTAAACCCGTTTCTTCTGAAGGCACTCCGCTTACATTAACTCTTTCAATATCTAAATTAATAGATGGAGATACATATTGCTTTACTATTATACTCGGTAAAACTATAGTTGTAGTACCTCCCAAACTATCTGTTATTGTTAATGTAGGAGTAAAAGTTCCCACAGCACTAGGAGTAATTTCTAATACTCTTGGAGAACTAGTAGTTGGCATTGTAGAAGAAGTAGATTCAACATTCTGTGAACCCAAGTCTAAACGTAATTTAGATAAATTAGCACTATCATATATAGTCACTCCAGTAACATTTATTGTATATTTTGCTTTACCATTATAATATGGAGTAAAATCTGGAACTGTATAAGTTCCGCTAGGATTTTGATGCCATCGCGCAGTAAGTGTTACGGCTTGATTAACTCCTGCAGCAATTGTACCTCCAGCAGAATAATTAACACTATTACTACCACTCCATCCTAAAAAAGTATATCCTTCTCTAGTTGGTTTAGTAGAAGAAAGAGTTAAGGCTAAATCATAATATTTTTTTTGTGTAGTGGGTGCTCCAGTTCCACCGTTTGCATTATATGTTACATTCCAGCTAGTTCTTGCTGGTATTGTTATAGTAACACTATTACTATATCCTCCTCCAGAAATAGTAAGACTTGGAGTTTGGGTGGTTGTTGTTCTAGTGATAGGTTTTGAATAACTAACAGTATATGTTGTATCAAAAGCTACACTTGATAAAGTAAATACTGAAGATCCATTATAACCACATCTAATTCCAGTTGTATTAAGTTTACTTCGTAATGCACTTAAAGCCCGTCCACCTAACGAAGAGGTTCCACTAATACTTACTGTTCCAACAACAACTGTTGTAGTGGCCATTGTATATGTAGTATTAGTATAACTTGTGCTATAATTAAGAGTTACTGTACATGAAGCAGTTGCAGCTCTTGTAGTTCCACCACCACTACTCTCAGTAACCCTTGCAGAACAAGAAAATTGTAAAGTTGCCATATATTTCTCCTATAAATTTATCCTAACCATTTTAATTGCAAATTATTTTTTCCGTTTACATTTTGTCTAACTTTCCAACCCCATTTACCAAACTGGTCATTAACTAATGGAGTACCAACTTCCATTTGTTGTAATACAACAGATTTTGTTATATATAATTGGTCATCACTAACATAAGCAACCTCATTTGCTCCATCATAAAAACTTAATCGTTGATCTGTTACTTGAACATGGAAATCATTAACATTGCCAATACAAATATCGTCTCCAAAAGAAGCAACTGTTTTATCTCCTTTACGTAAGTTTACTCCAGCATCATTAATTAATAAATGTTTTTCATTAGTTGAACCAATTATAATAGAATTATCTCCAACTTCCATTAGATTGGAACGATTATTATTACCTGTTCCATTTCCAACAACTAATAAAGCATCATCTGAAGGTATATTATATCTACCTATAGCCAATTGACAGGCTTTTTTTGCTATGGTATTATTTCCTGTAGCAAAAGCATAAGTACCAATAGCTTGTGCATTTAAACCAAAATTATAATGTGGCCCATAATTTATTTGATCATATGTACAAGTTATTTGAGTCTGGAAATTTTCAAAATTTGTTTTATTAGATTCATATGTTCCATACATATTATCTGTTACGGTAAAAGACCAGTTAATACGTGATTCATTTGCTGTTGATACAGCATCAAGCGTAAAATTATATAAATCATTTCCATCTTTAGAAGCACTAAAAGTATGTGAAACATTAGTAGAACTAAGGGAAAAAATTTCTACATAATCTTGCCATTTTAAAACCTCTAGTGATACACTGTCCCCATGTGTTACTAATGCAACTGTCGCTGGAGCTCGAAAAGTAAATTGTACTTCTATTATAGGAATATTATTAAAATTAGTAATAATAAAATTATAAGAATCCTCATCTACTGCATAATTTGACCAATTCCACTTAAAAATATCAACGGCATTATTTATTTTTTCTCCAAAATCTATTTGCCCAAATGGTAAATCATCTCCTAAAAAACTAATTGCATCATTATTAATTATGGTATGAACAGCATCATCTCCACCTATTTGTACAGATTGTCCAAAATGAGCTACTTTTCCCCAGTGATCTGCAGTTTGAGCTCCACCTCGATAATATGGAGTAATATTACCATATATATCTAATCCATCTGCTATAATCTCAGCAAGCGCTTGTCCACTCGTACCATCAAAAACTTGTAAGCCATCAGTGGCTTTAATTAATCCACTAATGCTCGCATCAGTAGCATATAATGCACCAGTAGTAGTAACTCCAAAATTTTGACCAGCAGCAAAAGCCCAAGTTAATTCTTCTGGAGAACCAGCAATAGTTATTCCCTCTGGGGCCTCAGTACCAGGTGATACATAAACATTTGCATCTATTCCAATACCAGTTGTACCACTATGTAAATCTTCTGCGATTGTAAAATTACCAACCAATCCAGAATCAGCTACAACAACTCCTTTAAAATAACCATTATCTGTATAAATACCCCAACCTACTGGCTGATGAGAATTATTATTAGAATCAGTATATGCTGGTAATCCCCCAAGATAACCTATACGTACATTTGGTATTGTAAAACCAGTTGCACTATCGGTTGTTTTTGTATTTACTCCACCATATATATCTATATAAGTTGATTTATCAACTCCATATGATGTCATCATAATACCAACAGGTTTTAAAGTATTACTTCCGCGTGGGCCAATTTCAAACATTGAAATTGAAATATCATAGCTTTTTAGGTTAGAAGTACCTAACTCAGTTATAATAGTTTCTAAAGCAGGAGAACTGATTCCACCTACGGTGAAGCCCCCTTGAGATAAATAGGCTGTTAAATAACCAGTTAATGTACCAAGTGGATAATCTACTCCAGTAGAAGTTAATCGTATATTACCAGTTACCATTACATGTGAGCCTACAGGCCAACCTGGAGTTGTACCAGTGGCATATACTGAATGAGTAGTATCATTTTCATAAATTTTTACCGCATCAGTAGTAAAATTACCACCACTAACTTGAAAACTTCTATCTTTTGCGGTTCCGGTAATTGTAACTGACATTGGTGTATTACCAGAGGTAATAGTAGTACTAACAGTTGGTGATATATAAAAACTACCACCTATATTAGAAATATTTGAATTAGTCCATTTATTAGTATGTAATTCACCTTTTACATCTAATAAACCCATTACCTTCGCATTAGTTGCCGTTAAATCTGTAATAGAAGCTTCTGTTGCACTTAAATTCGTAGCAATAAGTTTATTAAAAATTCCTTCTTCAGCACTAATCTTATCAGCGCTTAAAGAATTAAACTGTGCAATATTTATAAATCTACTTGCCCCGTGGACAATTAAATCTTTTAAAACTGCCATTACTCCTTTCTCCCCCAAGGATAGAAATATTTCTGTCCTATTCTATAATATGGCTTCTCTGCTAATCCCAATTTCCACTGAAGCCAATCAAGGAATGGTAAACTAAAAACCGATATTATAATCCAAATTCCAAAAAATAAAATATTTACTTGATCACCAAGTATGTGGATTGTCCCCCATGTATTACGGTAATCCCATATAGAAAAATCTCCATTAAACATTATACCAAATAAAAATTCAAATGTAGTACAGCATAAAGCCGAAATTACTACTTGTTTTAAAAAATCAGTATCAAATTCAAGAAGATTATTATTTATATTTGCCATAACTAATCCGCACAAGCCGGCGCACAAAAACATGGTCCAATGTGTACGTCCTCGCCATATTAGTTCAAGCATTGTATATATTAAACCACTTATGACAAAAATACTACCATAAGGAATTATTTTCTGTTTCATTAATAAACCTCCGTAGAAGGCGGCCGTTGGTGTGCGGCCGCCGTATACGTTTAATTATCCTTTCCTTTCTCACTTACTAAAGTAATAAGTGTTTTAAGTATTAAAAGAAGAATTTTCTTTTGCCAAGAACCTACTTTTGAATCTGTTTCAGCATATGCATCAATAAGTTCTTGTTCAATTTCTCTATAATCAATTCCATTTTCCATTATTCTTCTCCCTCTCCTTCTTCAGTAGTTTCTTCATCTACAACTGGTTCAACATCTCGAAAATATTGTGCCTGTAATTGAGCTGCAAGTTCAAGGGCTGGTCCCATAATTGCTTGAGCACGTGCGGCCCATTCTTCTGGAAGTTCATCTTCAAAATTAATTGCCATAGCTTCTTCTTTGGTTTCACACGAACGCACCCAATTAATTTTCATATTAACTTCAGTTTGAATACGAGTGCTAAAAAATTGAAGCGTAAAATAAACTGCAAGCACATCACGTGCATTATAAAGTTCACAAGGCTCACCATGTCCATGGTATGGAATTGAAATCGAAAGGTCACCAAGGGCTTGAATTATGAAAATTGCATTGAGCAAATTGGATTGATCTTCAAGATCATATGTAAAATTCTTTATAACTCCATTAAGAAGAGTTACATCTGTGCCTGCGAAGATAAGTTGCTCGCCCATTTCAGAAAATTTATTTATTTTCCATTCTTTATATTCTTCGAGAGTCATTCCTTCAATGTCAATAACTTTATTTACTTGTTCATCAAGACGCTTAACTTGTTCCACAAGAGAAGTTTTTTGAAGAAATACTACTAGTTCATTTGCAAAACCTTCCAGTTGCGAAGAAAAGTTTCGACCAAGATATGAAATTGATGTATATCCATCGTATTCTGTAAAGAAAGCAACTTCTGCATCTGTTTCATCTACAATTTGAATTGTTTTTAAATTTTCAAATATATTGCGAATATTAACAAGATCGTCTGTAGCAAGGCGAAGTTGTGGAGTTCCGCGAAAAGCGTTTGCATCCCATGAGAAAAGAGGGATACGGTCGTTTGAATTGATTATTGCATAGTATTGTGCCATTTGATTTCTCCTTTAGATTTCATAAAATTGATTGGCTTCAATTGAACTTTTAGAAATTTGAGCGGTATTACCAATTTCAACGAAGCCTAAAGTATAATCTATATTTAATGCAGATGATGATCGCGCGCGGGTATAAATTTTAGAGGTTGAAGTTACATCCACGCCATCTGCTTTGATTTCTGATTGTTTTGTTATTTGAACTTGAGACATTTATCTGTTCTCCTTACTTGTCCTATGTATTCAGCGCCGGTCCGCTAAATTCGTACACCAGCCGCAGATGTTGAACGCACACTATCCGTGCAGCCGCATTGAGCGAAGCTCAACGGCGAAGCCGAAGGCGGAGCCGCCCATCGTATACGTATTTGTCTCTTGTGGTTATGACTGTGGGATGGGCGAAGCCCCATCCACAGGAGTAACCACGAGAGACCGTGTACGTTTAACATGTACATTATACCTCGCTATGAACTGCGCCGTAGACATTACCGGATGAATCAATATATGCGCTATTCTGGTATAAGCTTTTAACGTCATCGGCAGATAGGGCGGTTGCATAGATACGAGCATCAGATAAATACCCCTTATAATTTTGAGTAGATGTATCTCTCCAACTTCCTAAAAAATAATTTCCACTGACTAAAGTTTTATATGTACCAGTAAGTTTTAATTCTCCATTTAGATAAAATAACGCATTTGTTCCATTTGATACCATAGTTAACATATTCCATTTATCTAATTCAAATTCAAACATACCGCCACCCCAACTATATGCTTTAATTTTATTATCATGCACATTATTAGCCGAGCAGGTTTCGATTTCAAAACCGCTAGGTCCGCCTAGAATAGTCTCCCACGCTTTAGAGCTTGGTTCAGATGCTAATCGTTTAAACCAAATATTAAAAGTAAATATACTATCTGGAATTAAAGTTAATAAATTTGGTAATTGAATTGTTTGATTAACTCCATTTACATGAGTAGATACTGTATATTTAGCAGTATCAGAAGAATATGTCGGTAAATTATTTTTTACACCATTGTTGCAATAACCAGACGTATCATATTCAATTGTAGAATTAAGACCCATTGTTGTGGCTAACGCATCAGATGAATTTGGACACCATGGGGTTGCAATAGAACCTTCTTCTATTTTAAGATTCTTAATATAACAATCTGTATTTTGTGAACATTGCATAAAATAATATATGGTAGCATCAGAAGTTAAATTAAGATAACTAAAAAACAACCTAACCCATTTATTTGGTGTTGTATAAGCAGCAGCATTAGAACCTGCCCAACTATAATTTCCACCATTTAATTCTCCTCGAAAAGGAACTGCTTGAGAAGAAGTAGAATAATAATCACAAGATATTACATAACTTTTTCCAGAAGTAGCACTCAGCATACCATACTGTCGATTATTACCACCATTACTATGTAAGTGTAAACATTTGGTAGCTCCTCCAATATTTGATACTATCTCTTGCGCGCCTCCATTCATTTGATTACTAAATAATGTTACTGCACCATCAGGATAGCTTGAAAAAGAAGTGTCATATCCTGTAATTAAATTTTCTTGCCCCCAACCTTGTCTATTCAAAGGATAGTGTAATACAAGTCCTTTTGCAAGTTCTTTAACTTCCATTGGAGAAAGACAATGGTCGTAGATTCTGACGTCTTGAATTTCTCCATTAATCTTTCCACTCTCACCTAACCAAAATGCTCCATTGAGATGACCGCCAGTCGGAGTAGGAGTACTAACAACAATACCATCACAATATTGTTTAATCGTTCCATTCGTATAATCAACAACAAGAGCAATATGATACCACGTATTCTTATTAGCTCCAATCATTGCGCCAAAACCAGTACCAATTGAATCATTAGCATTATTATGACTACTAATACCTCTACTTTCATATCCAGAAGCATAGCAAGTTTCCCAACGTAATTGTCCAGTATTACCACTATTACGATTAACATCAGTAAATCCAATTACATCAACCCAGTTAGTGCTTTGAGTAGTATCTGAATTAACTTTCGCCCAGAATGCAATTGAAAAATTCTCTAAATTAGCCAAAGCGCTACAATTAAAATTAACTCTTGTATTTAAATCTAAACACTTGGCTCCTAACTTCCCTCCGCTATTTTTAAACACAGGCGTTCCAGAAGAAGTCACCGAAGCTAATCCTTGATTTCTTAAATCTTTTGTTAAGGGAAGCCAAACTCTAAGGCTCATCGAACAATCCCTCCTATATTTCAATCCGTACACTCGCGGCGACCGCATACCTCATGTGTTTCGACGTATGCGGGGCCCGCGCAGTGTACATATTTCACTTAATTTAATTATATCATAAACCTATATATAAGTCAAATTTTATATATAGGTCTTTACTAAATAAAAAGAGCCGATAAATCGACTCTTTATTTATATATCTATGCAAAACTAAATACAATAGCTTCTAGTGTTGAATCATAATGCGCTGCTCCATATTTTGAAGCTGTACCCCAACGAATAGCTCCATTGAAAGTTTTTTGTGAAGCAGTTATTGTTTGATTTGTATCAATTGTTACATATTTAGTGGTAATATCATTTCCATTTTTATCTGCCGTAGCTTTCGCCGCGGTACCACTAATTGAAATTCCCCAAGTTCCAGATGCTCCAGTACCATCTGTTGCAGCCAATGTTTTAGAAGCTGTTGGTAATGTATAAGTTGCTCCTGAAGTTGCGGCAAATTTAAAATACCATTTTGGAGCAGCATCTGTAGAACCACCCGTATTACCACCTGCTATACTAACTACAGGAGCACTATACGCACAATCTATCATACCCTTAGTGTCACCACAGCCAAAAGCTATAACTGCAGAATGTGCAATTGTACCCCAAGCAACTGTATCAGTTGGTTTCCATACTCTAATGGAGTTTAAAGGATTAGTTCTGCCTCCGAGTTGAGACCATCCTGTAGTACCATAGGCTGTACTATTGAAAGTAATTGGATTACTAGAAATACCGGACCAAGCTACACTTCCTGCACTACCACTGATATTAATGCCCCAAGTGCCACTCGCTCCACTGCCAGTTTTTGTAACTGTATAATCTGTATAGTTAACTTCAGTTAAAATACGTTTCCATTCACCCCATTCTGAGGTATTATCACTATTATTAGTTGCTCCCCTAACCATTGGAGATGGGTCATCTTTATTGTGTCTTAAGTAAAATTGGGCAGCCCAACCACCATTATCCCAATGATAAGTAGTAATATATCCATCACCAGCGGGAGGTTTATGTGTCGTCATTGAACTACTAGCTAAAGTAAAATGAACTTTAGATAAATAACTTGGTGTTAAATAATCAGCATTAGCTGCTCGACCTAATGAAGTTATATATTTAGTAGTGGTAGCAACACTCCACGATTTTTTACTTCCTGCGCTTGTACCTGTAGTATCACCAGTAAGTGTTACAGTAGCATTAGAACTAAACTCGGTTGCACTAGAGGCATTACCAGTTAAGGCACCACTAAATGTAGTTGCTACTAATTTCGCTGCAGTAGTGTCAAAATATACACCAGTTTCAGCTACAGATTCAACCGCCTGATTGCTAGACGTTGGCGCAGTTGTAGTGCCTAATAAATATGCCTTAGTTGTACCGCGCGCCTTCATATTAACTTTTGTATCTGTATTAGTATATGAAGAAGCAATTGTAACGGTACCACTATCATTTGTAATAGTAACATTAGAACCTGCTTTTAAGTTCAATTTTCCAGTACTTGTACTTGTACCTAATATATCTGTTCCATTTACTTGTATCGCACGCCATGTGTTATCATTATTATCAGTTCCCCAGGTCGGCACCCCATTAGCAAGTTTTAAAACTTGTCCATTAGTTCCCGCTTCTAAACGCACCGGTGTTCCACTTCCAGACCAATAAATTATATCACCCTTTTTTGTGCCAACTGATTTAGCAATATATTTATTAGCAATTGTTGTCTTAGTTGTTTTACTTGCTTCACTTGCATCATAAGTTGCATATTGTGCATTAGTTGCATTGGTTGCGGAAGTAGCTTCTCTAGCTGTAATTTGAACCTCTAAAACTTCAGAATCAGATTCTCCTCTCCAAATTACTAATTTACCAGTATTCTGACCATCTTTAAACTCATTAGTAATATTAGTAATTTGTTTTGCATTTATAACATTACCAAGCCCCACATCACTATTACTTATAGTTACATCAGAAGTCAATGCATGTCCAGCCACTTTTCTACTGCTCGGCACGGCATCAGTAATCCCATAACCAGATAAAGTAGTTGGCTTACCACTAGTAATTTTACTCCAAGCTAGTCCTGGAATATCCGCTGCTACTAAGCTTCTGAAAGTAGGCGCGGCCGCATCTCCACTTGAAGGCCCCGCTAATACTAAATTCTTATTCTGATTAGAAAATTTAATTGTAGTATCTAATGTTGTGTTTGAAGCCGTACTAGTTGTGGAAGTTAAAGGACTACTCGCTTGAACTCTAACACTAGTTACAGTACCAGTATTACTCGTTTTCGAATTCCAATTGCTAATATCGTTACTAGTAATACTATGTGCCGCGCTTGCAACAAATATCGGGTCAGTTTCTGTATATGAAGTTAAGAAAGTTGCACCCTTCGTAAGCGTTACTGCCCCATTCGATGCACTCGCGCTCGTAACTGCATTTCCACTACCTGTTACAGTAACAGTTGTAACAGTATCAGTAAACTTCGGATTCGAGCCAACTTCAACCCCATTAATCGTATTAGCCTGAAGGTTATTCGTAAACGAAGCTGCACCATTAACAACTAAATCTCCAACCGTCAATTCATCCGCCGAAACCGATGAACCAAACGTTACCGCGCCGGTTACATTTCCACCACTTAACTTCAAATAAGTTGTACTAATCTTATTTCCATCTCCATCCGCAGTCGCGCGCGAAGCCATACCAGAAAGGTTTCCTTCAAACGTTGTTGCATGGAGGGTGCCAGCATTTGTTGTGAGATAGACATTAGAATCGAATTTTAATTTACCAGTTGAACTGCCCGCAGTAGAGGTACCAGTAAGATAAATTTGTGTCGTATTTGCTTGTGAAGTATTTACATTCTCATCAGTAAAAACTGCATTGGATGGAACTGATTTAGCAATTGTATATCCACTTGTTTTAATTCCACCTGCTGTTCCATCTGCAACTAAGACTTGGCCTGATGTTAGCGCCGTAGATAGATAAGCAACATTTTTACTACCTTTTGTAAGTGTTCCATTAACTTCAAGGTTTCCACTTATAGTACCACCAGATTTTAGAAGATAAACCGCATCCTGGCCGCCTATATTACTTCCAGGAGTACCATCTTCGTTTAATAAATAAAAATTGCGAGCATAAACAGAACCATTTTTATCAATATAAAATTGATAAGTCCAAAACCCTAAATCATCATCTATATCATTAGATAAATTGTCTCTATTTGTGAAATCATCATCAGTTGTATTTATATATTTTCTAGCATATATAAACTTATCTTTCCAAACATTATTGGTTTTATGAGGAGAATGCATTCCCCAATCCCAATAAGTGTTTCCATCCTTTGGAAATGCTAAAGCGGCAGAACCATCCGTGCCATTCCAAGCCGTATGAATTCGATCTGTAGATAATCTCCATGTATTACTTTCATCTAATTGAATAAAAGCAGTACCATGACTTATTAATGCGGCCGAAGCAGTTTGGTCATAATTATAGTTGTTACCGATGGTCCAATAATTGGTACTGTTATTACCAATTTTTCCACTTAAGGCATTAATTTCACCACGAATATAAGTATTTGAACCATCAGTACGAAAACCTGGAGTATAAATGCTACCATTAGTTAAATCTATTTTAGTGCCAGAATCAGCATAAGTGCCAGAAGTATATACAAAATTTCCACTTTGTAAAATACCACCATTATTAATTGATAGTATTAAGTTATTATTACCTTGTGAAGCGTTTGGGTCATAGAAATTTAATCCTTGACCAGTTAATGAACTTAATTGAGTAATACCATTACGAATTGTAATACCAGTAGATTGAATAACTACATTTCCACCAGAAGGATTTGGTTTAAATAGTGATTGTGCAACTTCCGTAATATATGTGCCCGCTGGTACATTTGTGCTATAAGCCGAAGTTAAATTCCAAAAATATTGATTTATATCTCCAGCTAGACTCATTGCACTTTGTGCACGATTATATGCGGTCTTTGCTGCTTCATATGACGAAGAAAGCGATGGGGTCGTATATTCAAACGACCCATCGCCATAAATAGTTCTAATTGTTATATATAAACTTCTTGTATCTCCACTAGTATAACTTGGCTCAGTTTCGCTCCAACCACTATATCCTTCTGTTTCATAAACTGGAGGAGGACTTACTGTTGGTTTACTAGGTCGCGCCGCCGCGCTAGGCATTAAAAGATAGAAGTAGGTAGTTGAAACCACATCTACTATTCTACTTAATGTTATGTGTCCTACAGCTCTTTTAATAATTGCCATTTGTTTTCTCCTATGTGGTTTCTTCCAATACTACAAAATAAGTTTCAGTATTAGTAACATCACTAGTACCTATATCAATATAAGAACGATGCGCTGTAACTGTTACTTTTGTTCCCCCACTATTTGGATCACCTTTATACCATTCTAAATTATCAGGGATAGCTTGATCTTCACCATCGGCATTATATATATGTACTGTTAATCTAGTATTAACACCGGTGTTTTTAAAATAAGTTCCATTAGAAGAATGTATATAAAAAGTAACGCCATCATTTCCATCGGTTCCATCTTCACCTAAATATTTAGTCCAAGGAGCATAAGCAGTTGGATTAGATGGAGCAGTAGATGAACTAGTTACTGCCATACCTATATATGGACGAGTATCAGCTGGATCAGCATTCATATTGGTACCCTGTGCATCTTCTGCATATCTAATATGAGTATAAGAAGAAGTACCATTAGTACCTGGAGTACCTTTTGGTGCTGCACTTAAAGTGAAAACCTTATTAATAACTATATCTGTGGATGGACTTGGACTACTTGGATCTCCTTCTACATATACTGGTATAGTAACAGTTGCCATTGTACCAGTAAACGGATGAGCATTAGTGCCTCCATAAACTGTAATAGTAACCGGTGATACTCCGCCCGCAGCGGCTGCTGCAGTAATACTTCCATTACTTATAGTATTACCACTAGCATCTTTAATTACACAAGTACCAATTTTTACTGTTATTGTATCTCCTCCCTGTAAAGCAGAGATATTAGCTGAAAATTGAGTACTATTACTAGTAGCTGTATAATTAGAATCAGTAGGAAAACTTCCTGCATCCCTATCTAATGAAACTGTATAACCATCAGTAAGGTCAATAATTGAAATTTGACCTAATGCTTTTGTTACTGTTGGCATGTTAATCCTCCTTAATTATCTACTGTTTTTATTTCACATTGAAATACTACCTTAATATCTACTTTATCTGGAGTTAATGTCAAAGTAAATCCAGCGTTAGATAACATCGGATCATCTACTGATATTTCATGGAATGTATTATCACTCATTCGTTTCCAATACCATTGTATATAAGCAGTATTTCCAAAAACGTCTCTTAATTGTTGTATATTTGTAATAATTGTTGTACCTTTAAATATTGAAACTGTCAAAGTAGTAGAAACAGAATTATTTTTAAAGGTATTACCATTTGAACTATCTATAAATAATAAAACAGCATCTTCACCTGGCGGTCCTTCTGGGCCTTGTGGACCAGGTTGTCCTGCATTCATATAATATCCATCTTCAGTAGGTAAATATTGAATACGTCCCTTTGCATATTTTACATAAGTTCTTTGCCACAAATAATAACCAGAAGATTCTTCGTATGGAGTATCACTCCATTCTTCTTCTATAGTATTTTCTGTAGTACTTATAGATAATGTATATTGTGTTTTTTGTTCAATAACAGAATCTCCCAAATCAATAGGTAAATCGCTATCATCTGGTAACACTTCAAAACTTTTAGCGACTAAACGTAATTGAGAATTACCATTACCATCTTTATAAAAAGCAATATATTGATTTTTATCACCAATATACATATTATCAGTATAGATACCTTGTTTTCCTTCCATATAAGCAGGATAAATAGGACTAATGCTATTTTCATCCATAAAAGGTAAGGTACCTAAAATACCACGATAATTATACGATACTTTTGGCTCTTTAGTTTCATCAATTATAGTTTCAAATAAACTTATCGCACGAGCTGGTAAATTAACTACATTATCAGAACTATTAATTCCGATTCCATAATTGTTATTTCCAACCGTGCCGTCTCCATTAGCTTTGTCACCCATATCAATGAGTGCACCACCAATTAAATCAGTAATTGAATTAACAACCTTATGTTGTCCATTTATTAATGCATCATAAGCATTTTCTAAAACTAATATTCTAGAATTATTTGAATCAATGGATTTAATTTTATAAACATGAATTAATCCATTTCCAGAAAGTACAGATGTAGCAATTGGCTCGTTTTGACTATTTGTATAATTACTAACTTTACACCAGTCTCCAACCTTAAATAAATAAGGTTTTTCTAAAGTAACCTGAATATCATCAGTATTACCAACTCGTATGGCGTCACGTATTGTACTCGATGGTCTAAAAATAAATATACCACCAACCGCTTGAATTTCTGCATATTCAAATACAGCCGTTTTAATCGCACCGCGCGCGGTTATATTATTGAAAACTGCATCGCCATCAGCATTAATCATCCAACCATAAGTCGCACTTGTGCTTGGGCCTCCGTTATAATTCGAAGACTTAATAACTGCATTAACACCATCAATATCAATATGGGAAGTATTGGTACCAACCTGTACATTACCATCAAATACGCCAGCATTTGCATTAATTGTACCAGTAATTGTTAAGTTTCCATCATCACCAGTTTTCATTACTTCCGTGCCAGCATCATTCTTTATTCGAATACCATACAATGTTGGAGCCGCAGTCGCACCCTCT